TGATTTAAAAAACAATGGATCAGACTATAGGAGAAAACTACCTAAAGGTGACGAGTGGGATAAGCACGCTGAAACACCTAATACTTTTCCAGAATGGCCTCCGACAAATGGTGTAGTTTTATCTCATAAAAGAGATAGCTTTAACAGAAAGACACGTATTGTATGGAACGGTGATTACCTTCCCCACAAATATGGCAACGGACTTTTTTGTAAAACATCGTGTGCTGTTCATTATGCTGTCTGGGCAGAGGCTTTTATGCGTCACGCCATGCAAATAAAAAATGAATAAATACACTTGACCCTAATATAATTAGGATGTATAACATAAGAATAACTTAATAACGGAGATAACGACATGAAAACGATTTTTACAGAAATTTCAACAGTTAACGAAATTGCTTCTTTAGAGGCAGACATTGCTACAAAAACTGCACGGTTAAAAGTTCTAAAGTCTCACCTTAAAGTAAATCATGGTAATTCCTGTGACGTTTTAGGCACTGAGCACGTTGTGCAAATCCGCACTGCTACTCGTAATGTGGTTGATACTTCTGCCCTAAAAGCTAAAGTTTCACGCCAGTTTTTATTGGCTCACACTTCTCAGAAAGAAGTAGTTTCAGTTTCAACTAAGGCTTTAACTAACATTAATATTTTAAAGGAGGTGGCATAATGGCTGATAACAAATATGATAAAAACACCCAGATGAGGTGGAACGAAACTCAGCGTCAAAAAAATCTCAAGTTGGGATTTGTCAAGGTCACGGTGTTAGTCCCAGAGGCTGACCGTGACCGTTTATTAAAAGTAGCGCAACACCTCAGAGATGAGGCATCCAATGAGGGCTAGACCTTATCAACTTGAAGCGATCAAAAGTTGTTTGGATGATTTAGAGAAGGGTTACAATCCCGTTCTCAATCTAGCTACGGGAACAGGCAAATCATTGATCATAGCTGATCTGGCTTACACACTTAGCCGACAGAATAAACGGGTTTGGATTTTAACGCACACCACAAAGTTAGTTCAACAAAATGTGGCTCAGTTTAAAAGACTATCTGCTTTACCTGTTGGCATTTGTTGTAGCTCGATCCATAAACCAACTGAACAAGATATAAATGAAAAAATTATTTATGGTACAATTCAGACCATATCTAATCTCAGCATTTTAGCAGCTGATGTGATCATCATAGATGAGGCTCATAGGGTGCCGTGTGAAAATGGAACGAGCCAATACGAAAAACTATTTACAGCCTATCCAAAAGCCCAAAGAGTAGCTCTGACGGCAACGCCTTGGAGATTGGATAACGGATTAATTTATAGACACAGGGAGAGTGACAATGTTCGAGATAGCAATGATGGTGACTTACACGATAGCTCTGGCAGTCGGTGGTTTAATAAATGCAGTTACGAGTATAATGTAGAACGAGGTGTAGAACAAGGTTACCTATCCCCATTAGTCGGAGCCTCAGACCGTATCCAATTGGATCTGAGCGACTGTGAATTGATCGGTAATGATTTCAATCAGGCAGATGCATCACGGTTAATTACTGAAAGTTGGCTTACATCTGTTTGTAAAAAACTCGATACCGTAGCTCGTGACAGAAAAATTATGGCTGTATACACGCCTACAATTTTGGTTGCTATGGTCGTTAAGAAAAAATTAGAAAAATACACTGACCGTAAGGTAGCTGTCTTACATTCCAAGATGGATCAAGATGAACGTCAAGAAGTCTATCAGGGCTTAGAGGATGGTCGATACAATGCAATTACCAGTGTTGATATGCTGACTACTGGATTTGATTTACCTAGCTTAGATTGTATTGTGTGTTTGCGTCCGACATTATCGTCAAGCCTATGGGTCCAGATTTTAGGTCGAGGCACGCGATTGTCTCAGGGTAAGAAAGATTGCTTGGTTTTAGATTTCTCTGGAAATTTTCTCAGGCTTGGTGGTTGCTCCATGATGCCACAATGGACGATGGAAAAGCGTCCGACAATTGACGATGAAATAGTTGAAGGTAATTTTATTCCGTTACCGTTTGTTAAGAAGGAACGGTTCTTACATCCTGGCCTCACTACGATAGAGCCTGTTGATCCTAACACTGGTAAGGCTGTAGGTGATAACGATACTGTTACAGCTACTGTATCGGCCTGTCAGGGGTTTGTGCCTCGTGGAAAAAATTACATTTCCGTAAAGTATATCTGCCTTACAGAGAACAATGCCAAGATTACAGCAACAAAATTTTTGAACACAAATAAAGAAAGTGATGACGTATATCGTTTTTTCGATAGACGGCAATTACCTATAAAGCTACCATCACCACCCAATCGTTTGAGCTACATGATCAAGTCGGCACCCAAGCCAACATCAGTGGTCCTGAAAAAACGTGGGCAGTATTGGAATGTTTTGGAGGAGACTTTCTAAATGGCAAGAACACCGAAATATTTATGGGAAGTTCAGAAGGCTCCGTCTACTTTAGATTACGCCATGAGTTATATCCAGCTAGGTTGGTTTATTGTGCCGACTTGGAACGTGAACGAGGACGGCACTTGTAGATGTGGTAGAGATAACAATGAACGCGGCCACAAGCCAGGAAAACATCCACAAGCAAACCTCACTCCCAGAGGTCACCTCGATGCATCTAATGATCCACGAACGATACAAGATTGGCTGTCTACAGACCCAGATTGTGGACTTGGAATTAGTCTCGCTCAGTCTGGGTTGATTGCTTTGGATATAGACCCACAGAATGGTGGTGTGGAGACACTGGAGGCCATAGAGAAAGAACATGGCGTGCTCTACAGTGATTGTATTGCCAAGACTCAAGGCGGTGGTGAGCATCGTTTATTTAAGGCTGACGCTAACACCTCATACCCATCGTCACTGGGCGCTGGCTTAGACTTGAAGCATCAAGGCTATATTTGTGTGGCACCATCTGTCGGTGTGTCAGGTTCATACCAATGGTTTGATGGCAAATCACCCATTAGTAAAATCAATCCCAGTTTACCATCAGAGCTACCAAAGTTTATCAGTGACAAGTCTAGGCCACATACAACGAGCTATGAGCTTATTGAGCGTGGAGGAGTGCCTGTGGCAACAGCACAGGTTTTCGATGATCTTAAAGAGGCTCTCAAGTGGGTAGACAGTGACGATTATCAGACTTGGGTAAATGTAGGATTGGCATTACATCCGTATGGTGAAAATGGCTTTTCTACTTGGCTAGATTATAGTAAGACAAGTGAGAAGTTTGACGCTTCAGTTTGTCGAAAGAAATGGGATCGTGATTTAGGTACAGCACATAGTATCACTTACAAGTCCATCTTTCGATTAGCCTTAGACAACGGGTGGACGGGGCCAAACCTAAAATCTGCTTCCTCCCAAGTGCTTTTGGAGGGTGAAAGCTCTAGCCATCCGTTGTCTTTTGATAGAGCCGTCCACTCAGGTGTAGAACAAGTATCCACGTTTGAGTATTTACTTGATGACTTTGTAAGTGTCGGTGTGAATATAATTGCCGGCCCACCAGGAATTGGCAAAACTACATTAGCTATCCCATTGGCTGTTAGTTGTGCTCACTTATACCCAGTAGATTATACTTTGGCACCACTGATCCGTAGAAACATAATCATAGTTACGGAGTCAGTAATTCAAGTTCAAAGATGCTTGTATAGTTTATTCACATGGGGCAACACAGGAGCCAGAGCCTCAGATTTTGAGGAGAGAATTAAAGTTATTCCATCCCAGAGATTGGATGCTGAGATAGTCTGCCAAGTTGCTGAAGAGTATCGTACTTGGACAGTGCCTAACGAAATGGCTGACGGTGGAACTTACGATGCTTTGCCATTAGTGGTATTCGATACAGCTAACTCTGTTTTTGAAATTGAAAATGAGAACGATAACTCTCAAGTGGGTCGTGTGATGGCTCTAGTAAAACAGTCTTTCGCTGGCTTCCCAGTCATCATTATTGCCCATACAGCAAAAGCATTAGGAGATGGAGAGAGCAACAGTCTGTCACCTAGAGGAGCTTCTGCTTGGTCGGGTGATGCAATGGGGATTTATCAGGTGTTCAAGGATGGGGAAGAGGCTGACAGTCCAAGAATATTGCGTGCGACTAAGACGAGATTTCCGACAGAGTTTAACGAATTGACTTTTAATCTAGTCACAAATTGTCAGGACCATAAGGATATTTTGGGCTATGATAACAGGGTTTGGTTTCAGCATTCCATAGCTCGTCCATTAGCTGACGGTGAACGGCTCAGTGCCAAGCAAAGAAAGAAAGATGAAAAGCAATGGGAAGCACATCTAGAATTATGCGAGGCTTTAAAAAATCAAATTCGCTCTGACCCTGACCATGCCATAACGTACTACACGAGAATGTCTACAGCTAAAGGTGGTGTCGCTGGTTCACAACAAAGAAAAGAAAAAGCAATAAACCATTTAATAGGTGAAGGTATTGTTGAACAGTTTCAGTTACCAAATGCATCCCGTAACGCTAAGTACGGATTAAGAGTGAACGAACAACAGATAACAAATAACGAATTGGATAACTTAGAGGAGATACCGTTTTGACTATAGATCTATTTGATGATTATGACTACCGATTGCATTGGTTGGATATGCCTGAGTTTAATCAGGAAAACGAACCAGACCCAGAAATTACCGCCACGTTTAAATTTCGTAACGAGGCTGACTATCAACATTTCAAAGAATTGCTCAAGCTCCACGTTTATGACGGTGCCAAGTTTATTGATGGTTATCAGGAAAAGAAAAAGAAATTTACTTGGTATCCACTCAAGGAAGTTAGAAGTAATTATGTAATGAGGTCTACAGATCCTCAACAGCCAAAGTATCCTATCTACATCGTCAGTAAGGGACGGTTCACAAACAATCCAACATCACAGACATTAGAAAGACTGAAGGTGCCATACCACATGGTAGTCGAACAGTCAGAGTACGAACAGTATTGTAAGTTGGTCGGTAAAGACAAAGTGCTCATACTTCCACAACATTACAAAGATGACTATGATACGTTCTGGATTGATGACGATCCCAGAGTTGGACCTGGCCCAGCTAGAAACTTTGCTTGGGACCACAGTATAGAGAACGGGCATAAACGACACTGGGTCATGGATGACAACATCGAGTGGATGAAACGTCTCAACCGTAACGAAAGAATAAGATTTGACGATGGAACGTGTTTCAGAATTATGGAAAACTTTGTGGACCGTTACACTAACGTAGTGATAGCAGGTCCCCAATACAACACGTTTTGCCACGAGAATGAATACGTTCCACCATTCCTTAAAAACAGACGCATATACTCGTGCCTACTTATAGATAACTCCATACCGTATAGATGGAGAGGCAGATACAATGAGGACACTGACATATGTCTCAGGGTGCTCAAGGATGGCCTATGCACCATACAGTTCCATGCCGTCCTTCAAGACAAAATGTCTACTCAGAAACTGAAGGGTGGAAACACTAAAGAGTTCTATGAGCAAGACGGCACAATGCTCAAGTCAAAGATGCTAGAAGAGATGCACCCAGATGTAGCAAAAGTCACTTGGAGGTTCAACCGTTGGCATCACTGGGTTGACTACAAACCATTTGAACGTAATAAATTAATCAGAGTTGACCCTGACATTGTATATGACGAGGTCGTTAATAATTACGGATTGGAAAAAATATATGTCAAATGATGAGGATCTGTTGAGGCGATTGCAAGACCAGTTCGACAAGATAGTCGATAGCAAACCTCACAAATCGAGAATGTCAGAGAGCGAAAAGCTCAGACAACAGGAAATTAAAAACAGAAAAGCTGATATCAAAAAAGAATTAGACGAGCTAACAAACACAACAAAAATTAATGAAGTGGATATGTAGTGGGTATTGATAGCATCAACTCAAGCCTCATGTGGCATCCAATATTTAATTCAACAGGCCAACAGACAGGTCTGGAACCCAAACACGTTGAGCGACACAAACATCAGACAGATCAAATCCTACCACCACACGATCACGCTGATCATCTGTCACCACCAAATCCACCACGGGGAATTAAAATAGATATTCTTGTATAACTTATAACGGAGCAAACAATGTTAGAGACAGCAATAGTCGCAATAGGATTACAACTGACGTGTCTGGCAGTCACAGTGTACCATGAGAGCCGCGGAGAGCCTCTCGTGGGCCAACTAGCCGTGGCAACAACAGTTATTAACAGGGTCCATGACAGTCGATGGCCTAGCACGATCTGTGATACTATCAAGGAAGGTCCAACTTTAGCATGGGATAAAACAAAACCTATCAAACATAAATGCCAATTTAGTTTCTATTGTGACGGTAAATCAGACCGCCCTACAGACCCTGTGGCGTTTAATCGGGCAATGAAAGTGGCAGAAGAGGCATGGCATAGCTACGGGCTTTCTATGGACATTACAGAGGGTTCTACATTCTATCATTCAGTCGATGTGGAGCCTAAATGGAACTATCAATATGTGGTCCAAATTGGTAACCATATATTTTATAAATAAGTCAAAAGTTTAAATGTTTTTTAAATGTTCGGTTTTTGAAGGGTGAAAAAAAAACAATTGAAAAAAGGACAGACTAAAGTGCTCAATCGACAGAAGATAGAGGCTATTTTATAGCCCTATCTGTCGTTGATTAGAGTGATTGAAAAGCAACCGTTTGTTTGTGCTAAAACCCTATAGGGAAAACAAACAGTTGAAACACTATTTTGGAAGGGTAATTTGGAGCTTAAAATGACAGACAAAACAGACGATAAAAAGAAGAGTAAAAAACCTAACCTGAAAGTGGTTAAAAGTAGCTCAAAAAAACCAAATGTTCCTTTTACTGATTTGAAAACCAAACAGTTGAAACCAACTCAGAAGTCTCACATAAGACCTAATGCTAGGCTCTATGATAGGGAGAAGATCACTGCTCTTGTGTGTGCTCAGATAGCTGAAGGAAAGTCTCTCAGATCAATTTTAGATCACGATGATAAGCTACCTTCTGTTAGAACTTTTCTTGATTGGATGGGAGAGGCTCCTGCGTTAGCCACACAGTACGCGCAGGCGCGAGGCGTGGGCTACCAGCTTCTCGCTGATGAGATCGTAGCCATAGCTGACGAGAACTACACAACAGCAGAGGACGGAACGAGGGAACGTCTGAGCAACGAGGCGATTGCTAGGAACCGACTCCGTGTGGAAACTCGTAAATGGATGTTGGCGAAAATGCTTCCTAAAATATATGGTGAGAAATTGCAAACGGAGCACACGGGCAAGGGTGGTGGTCCGATCCAGCTGGCCGCAGTTGACTTGCGTAACCTGAGTGATCAGGAACTAATCGAGATGGAAACGCTTATGAAAAAAATTGAAGATAATTCAAAATAACAGTTGACCTAATGTGAGTAGGGTGGTACAAACAGTTATAACGAAATAACGGAGAACGACATGGAACACATTGGCTCAGAAATGATTTTTGAAACCGCAGATTTCTTAACACACAAATCTATTAACACGCCCAACGATGACGTGACTATTGTGCGCGATATTGAGACAGGTGACTACGGAGTAGAGATTTCCAAGAAGGGATCATCTGACCGCCCATTAATGAGAAGGTTTTCTGATTGTAATCAGGCGATCCGTTGGGCAGAAATGAATGCACAGTTCATAGTAAACAAGAGAGTGAGGATAATATGAAGCCTAGCTTACCCACTATCAAAAAGATTATCAAAAAGGCCCACCCTAAAGTGGTGGGTCTGAAGGTGACTTGGGTAAAGAAACCATTTTGGTTGCACGAGCCACATTTTGAGGGCTGGTGGTCGCTCGTTAAGATCGAGGCCGATGGTTATAGGTCTAAGGTTATGCCGGCTACAATAGGCGATAGAGGTAATGGCCGCCTTCAACTGTAGGAAAAAAAGAGTTGGCCTAATATTATTAGGGTGGTATAAGAGTGTATAACTTAATAACGGAGAACGGACATGAAATTCAAAATGCCAAAGCATCCCTTCAGCAAGAAGCCGCCTAAGTCGATGAAGGGTGCTACCAAGATGACCCTGAGACTTCAAGACGAGATACCCCGTGTAGGTTCGGGGTATCGGACAGTGTGGGCCAAGGTCAGTAGGAAGTGGACCTATGTATGCGACACGATGGGCAACAAAGGCAAGATCCTTACAGTTGCGTTTAACCAATTGAGTAGGAGTGTATGATGGAACCGATCACCAATAATTATCAAGCGTTTGTCAGGGCGTTGGTCTTGGCTGTTCAGGCACCGACAACAGAGAAGTGCGACAAGTGTTTAGTCATAGCAAAAGACATTGCTTGTAGTCTTACTCCAGATCAAGTAGAAAAAGGACAGAGCGAAGCGAAGAGTATCATCTTCACAGCAGGCGAGACAGGTCTTGTCGAGCTATCAACAAGGGAGTAATGGGTGAGCCTAGCCGAAAACATTCAGACCACTAGTCCAGTTGTGTTGCGTGACTTGATTAGGACTGAGCGTGATCGGCGGGCCGCTTCAGCATCGTTATATGAGTTTGTCAAACAGTCATGGCCCGTAGTCGAGCCAGGAGTAAAGTTCATACCCTCATGGCACATAGAAGAAATCTGTGAACACTTACAAGCCGTGACTGATGGTGACATTAGAAAGCTATTAATCAACATCCCACCAAGGCATAGTAAGAGCACGATAGTATCGGTGATGTGGCCTATGTGGGAATGGCTCAGTCAGCCAGAGCAAAAATTTCTATGTGCGTCTTACTCAGGCAACCTATCCATACGCGATAATCTAAAAGCCAGACGGCTGATCCAATCGCCTTGGTATCAAGAGCGATGGGGTGACATTTTTAAACTGTCGGGTGATCAGAACGCCAAGCAAAGATTTGAGAATGACCAGACGGGCTATCGCCTAGCAACGTCAGTTGGTGGAACGGCAACGGGTGAGGGTGGATCTAGGCTTATACTTGACGATCCACATTCGGCACAAGAGGCTCAGTCCGATACAATGCGAGAGAGTGCATTGGATTGGTTTGACATGGTGTGGTCCACCCGATTGAACGATCCGCGCAATGACGCGATGGTCACGATTATGCAACGACTACATGACCGTGACATATCGGGTCACATCCTAGAAGACATTGGTGGGTGGGAACATCTGATGATTCCAGCGGAATGGGATGGTGTGGAAAGGAAATCTACACTTGGTGTGTATGACCCAAGAAAGAAAAAGGGTGAGTTGATTTGCCCAGAGCGATTTGGTGATAAAGAAATCACAGAGCTAAAGCAATTGTTGGGAACGTATGGCACGGCAGGACAATTGCAACAAGATCCGACACCCAGTGAGGGTGGGATATTAAAAACCAAGTTCTTGGAGTTATGGCCTGCTGATGAAGGGCTACCACCGTTTGAATATATTTTACAAAGTTATGACTGTGCATTTACGGAAAAGACAACGGGTGACCCGACAGCGTGTACTGTCTGGGCGATCTTTACCCACGAGGGTCAAAGGGGAGCGATGTTGATTGACGCATGGGCAGAGCATCTGAGTTATCCAGATCTGAGATCGAAGTGCATTAAGGATTGGAATACTGAGTACGGTGGGATGACTAATGAAAGTCCGTACAGTCGAGCACGAAGACCAGACCGTGTATTGGTTGAGGCCAAGGCAAGTGGTCAGTCGTTGTTACAAGATCTGCGATTAGCCAAAGTACCAGCGGTTGCATACAATCCTGGCAATGCTGACAAGATCAGTCGCGCCCATCAAGCAGCTCCGATATTGGAATTGGGTATGGTGTGGATACCTGAGAGCAAAAAAAACAGAGGGCATAAAGTTAGTTGGGCTAGGGATTTTGTAACTGAGTTGACGAAGTTTCCTGTGGCACCACATGATGACTATGTAGACACGTTCACCCAAGCTATGATATATCTGAAAAATGATCATTGGTTTGAGTTGCCACAAGCTATGGATATTGATGAGCCTCGCAAGTTAGACAAGCCTCGCATTAATCCATATGCCGTGTAGGAGTTAGTATGGCTATTACCTATGAAGAAGCGATAGCACTAGACCCCAATACGGGTAAGGTAAACATGGATTTGTTTCAGCAATATGCTGATCAGCAAGCGGCATCGTTAGCAGAAATGAGGGC